TTATAGGCGGCGGTTTTTTTGTAGCAAATTTATAGTGCGACTAGATTGCTCAATTTCTTTTTCTTTTAGCATGTGCGCGTATGTTTTAAGTGTAACGCTTACGTTTGAGTGACCAACACGCTTTGAGATATAGGCGATGTCTACACCGTTGTGCAATAAATATGATACGTGAGAATGCCGCAACCCGTGAAACCTTATAGGTGGAAAGCCAACTTCGTCAGCAAGTTGCTTCATACGTAGTGAAAAGACATCTTTAAACCATTTCTTAGGGAATAGTGCATCACTTGTTGATATTTGGTTAACGACATCTAGCAAGTTGTCTGTGACGTCTATCGTTCGATTACCGGCCTTTGTCTTGGTATCTGTGTTAGACGTAGTGGCTTTAGAATAAGATTTATTGATTGTCATCGTGTTGTTTTTAAAATCGAAATCATTGATAGTTAGGGCTAAGATTTCACCGACACGTGCGCCTGTTTCTAATGCAATTAGTACGGCAAAATAGAATTTGTCGCTATGCATTAGGTCGATATGATCATACAACCATGACTGTAATTTTTCGAAATCACTTGCGCTTAGATAATTATCATCATCTTTAGAAGCGCCACCATTTGCTACTAGGCGGCTGAATATGTCTTTTTTAATGATCCCGTCAATTTGTGCATCTTTAAGTGAGGCTTTTATTGTAGACACGATATTTTTCACGTAAGCTTTAGTGTGTGTTTCGCCGTACTCGTTAATTTTCTGTTGCAGATAGAAGGCGGTCAACTTATCAAGTTTTACATCGCCGATTAATTTGTCAATTTCGTTACTAAAGCTACGATATTTAACAAGTGTCGAAGCACGAACAGTTGGTTCTTTATAGGTGTGAACCCATTCGTTATAATATTCTGAAAATGTCATCTTAGCAGCGTTAACATCTGCGCCGTCGATGATTTGCGTTTCAAGTTTAGTAGCCCATTCGGTAGCTTCACGCTTTGTGTCGAACGTCTTACTAGGTTGTTGGCGTTCACCTTTGGCGTCAATGTATGATGCACGAGCGCGCCACTTGTTGCCACGTTTAGTTATACTTGCCATAGTTAATTTAAACCTAACCTTTGTTTAGAAAATTTGGACAGTTTAAAGACATGTCCAGGTCGTGATATAATTACCTGTACACAAAATAACAATGTATCTTTACGTGTTGTTTTTGATTTGCTACACGCACACTACTTGTTTGGCGACTGGGAGTGTGCGTGTTTTTTATTTATTAAGGGTATACAACGGTTGTACGCGGCTTCTTTTGAAGAATTGTTTTTCCAATATAAAGTTGCTCACCAAGACCGTTATCCTTTGAATCATCGTACTTATAAACGGCAGTTTTTCCGTACTCATCCAAATCAACTCGAATTAATTTGCCGGCTTGTGACTTCCACATGTACATCATTCCACCATCAATTTCAGCTGAAGCATAAGCATAGGTTGCCTTTTGAATTGATTCAACGTCTTTTGTTCCAAAGTATTTCGCCTGTGAAAGAAGGTATTGACGCTTATTTGCTTTAGACGATTTTTTAGCAGCGTTTTTCTTTGTCACTTGCGCCTGAATACTTTTATCTTCACCACCAGTTAATTTACCCTTTGAAAAGTACAAATAACCGTATTTTTCGTATGTAAGCATTCCACCATCATCACGATCAGGCTTACCAAGAATTTGTTGAACCTGCTTTTTGGTCATTCCAAGCTTAACTTTTTTAATTTTAGATTTGGAAGATGCGCTAGCTATCGTAACAAAATAGTTGTTTCCGACTTGAGGGATAGCTTGCAAGGCTGTCGAACCCACTAAGACCGCCACAGCACCGATTCCAATGTATTTAGTAAATAAATTCATATAACCCATTCCACACAGCTTTTAACGTCAATCAGCATTGGACGTACCTTAAGCGTAGCAAAAAATGGTTATTTGCACAAAATACGCTTAACGATTGGTTCAAAGTGAGTTTGCAAACCCAAGTAATTCATGAATTCAACCCAGTTGCGTTGCTCTACTGGCACGTCACCGTATACGATGCGTGCAATCAGTCGAACAGCTTGAGTGTTGGCTGTGATTTCTTCTGTCTTTAAGAACAAGGGCGAGAAGCGGTAATAAGGCAGCATGTTGGCATCGCCGTATAGAATGTGAGATATTTCGTGTGCCAAACGGAACACGTAGTGATAGCCGGTGGCAAAGTTGGGGTTCATCATTATCTGTCTAATGAACGGAAATGCAACATCAGGTGATGCATCATTTCTTGTATCAATGTTGACTACGTCAATATCGTATCTACGTGCCAAAGCTAGTAGTTCTTCTTTTATTTCATCTTCTGTCATTTATTCACCAAACATTAACTTAGCCATTTCATAAAATTTTAATTTCTGTTCATCTGTTAATTCTTTACCGCCGAATGATACGGCAGGGCCAAGCTTGCTTAGCACTTCGTCTAGGTCGACAGGCATTTCATTATTAGAAGATTGGTGCATGTCGTCTGTATTACCAAGTAGGTAGTCAACAGAAACGCCAAGAACATCAGCAACTGATTTTAATTTATCAGTCGCAGGCGTCTGTGATTTCCATTTGTAAATTGCATTGGTGCCTAGTTTAGCTTTTTCGTTAACTGCACGCATGCTTAACCCGCGCTGTTTAGCAGTTTGTTGTATTCTTTCAAATAATGTCATTTGTCATTCTCCGAGACTTTGACAATTAAATTTAGCCAATTAGTTACAAAACACTTTACAAGTTTAGCTTATTGGTTTATATTTAATTCATCAAGTAATCAGGCAACAAAAAACAAGCCTATTACCAACGTGCTTTTGACGGGGCAACGGTTGATATTTAGGGGTTTCTTTGTGCTTTTTTCCTATGCACTTAGTTTAGCTTATTGGTTAAACAATTGCAATAACTTGATGAATAAAGTACAGGAGGTCCGGATATGACTGAATTGGAAGTAGCGGCTAAGAATGTGCGGATTATGTTTAAAACCGCATTGCTAGAGCACGGTATGAAGCAAGTTGAACTAGCAAAAATGCTGGATGTTTCACCAGCGCAAGTAAGTCGTGCGCTGCAAGGAAACACAACGCCAAAGGATATTGCAATCCAAAAGCAAGTAGCAAAAATCTTAGGCATCACAATTTAAGGAGAAAACGAATGACAGAGCAAACTCAATTGGTCGAAATGATTAACGGTCAAGTAACAACAACATCTCGTGAAGTTGCAGGCGTAAAAATTCGACGTGACTTGCGAGACAAGGACTTTGACACCGTAACGCAACTTATTAGCATTTGGACGCCAGCAGCAGCGACGATATACCAACTAAAGCCAATGGAATTGGAGGTTTAGTTATGGCTACTAAGTTTCAGATGACTGATGACCAGCTAAAGCGTAAATCCGAGTATGACCGAAACGGTTGGCCGAAAATTATGACCCGCGAGGATATTGAGTTGTACATGCAGCGCCAGTGGTTAACCATTCAAAAGTTTTACGGCAATCGACCTGATTGGCCGGTACGTAAGGTAGGCGAAGTGTGGTCGGTTCCGTTAGATGATTGGCGTGGGTTCTTATCAGCATTCTACACGGGACGCATCTATGAAGGGTTAAAGGACGTTGCGTACGGAGAGGCGGAAGAATGATGGATCAAACAACATTGGCAGTGTTTTTCGGACTAATGCTTATGGGCATGGCACTATTTTCTCTCGTTGGGGTGATTGCTTACTACTCATTTATTGGGGTGAAGTACGTCTGGTTAAAGCGATTGGGACCTGCGGTTTACTACCTGATTACAGGCGATGCTAAGGCATTGCCTAGCAAGTAATCAAGTTAATTGAATAAGGTCGTCTGTTCTAATGAGCGTTTGACATTCCATAAGTGCATTGGGCGCAATTCAACACGTTCGCTACCAATGCGTTGAACGTTCATCAGAGCAGGTGACAGAAAGGAGATGACATGAAGCTTGAACAAGCTGATCAGATTATTAAGTTGGTCAATCAGTTCGTACCAGAAGCAACCGTGTATATGGTCAATCCATACAAGTACGGTGACCGGTGGCATGACGACAGCTACGCTATTAAGTTCGGACTGTTTAACGTTGAGATTTCAAACTTCACTCTGGCAGTTGACTATTACGGAAGGATGGTTGGTTATGACGATACCGCAATTTTTGGACACACGGGATAAGCTACAAGACCTTGGCTATCACGGCATTGTCGCTAGGTTCCTACCAGAACGTGGCGTCAAGCTAGGTCTTCCAGTGAAGAACCACACGGAATGGTTTCTAACTACCTGCGAAGTTGATGAGTTCTTACAGCGCACGAAAGGAGGTGAGTAAATGAATTTCTCAGCAGGTGCAACTGGTGTGGGCTTAATTCACAATCCAACGTCTAATCAACCGCTCAATGCTTCGGTAGTGATTGAACGTGCTGGCAGCAAGCGCAAGCGTATCAATCAGGAAGAACGTTATGAAGTATTGAAGGAGCGTTTCTTACGGAAGCACAGCAAGGCGCCACAATTTTCATTCGGACAGATGCGACACTTGCTGCACGTTGATGATGCAACAATTCTTCAACTGGAGCGTGAGACGGGTCAAACGTTACGACGGGCCAACCCAAAAGGTGCACAAAAAAAGGCATCCGATAGTTAGAGCTACCGAATGCCAGGGTATTTCAATTTTGCCTTTGAATACCCTCTTATACTAACACATTCAGAAAGTAGAGGAAAACAAATGGCTGAAGAAATGCAGCTAACGAAATTAGACGTCAACATGACGCCAGCAAACGTTGAGGTTCCAAACCTTGATGAGACTGTTGAAACGGTTACTGCAATCGTTGAGAAGTATGCGGACATGCCGGTTGCTTCCAGCACTATGCGCATTGGTAAGTCAACACGTTCTGATTTGAACAAGTTGGCGGATCAGATTAAGCGAACTCGCATTGATACAAAGAAAGCTTTGCTTGGTAACTGGGATGAGACCGAAGAAAAGCTTAAGCAGCTGGAAGAAAGCACCAAGAATGCATCTGAAACTATCAACACTCAAATCAAGGAGCTTGAGGCCAAAGAAAAGGAAGACCGTCGCGAACAAATCAATCGTGAAATTGAAAAGATTGCTGACGAGTACAACTTCGAAGCGAGCGTTATCAAGTTTGATGATCGCTGGTTGAACAAGAGTGCCAAGTGGAAGGAAACCGAAGCGGCGGTACGAGAACAATTCGAAGACGCCAAAAAGGAACGTGAGCTTCACGAATTGCGTGTTAGCCAGGTTGATGCCAAAGCCAAGGAACTTGGAATTGATGCAGGTGGATATATCCGTTTGCTACATTCAGAAGATTTGAGTTTCGTGCTTGAAAAGATGGAGCAAGACGTAAAGCAACGTGAGGCAGAATTGCAGGCACGGCGAGAAGCGGAAGCGCAAATGGAACAGCGTCATCAAGAACAGTTGGCTGAGGCCACACAGGTTGGTGACAAGTTTGTCGATAATGACACCGGCGAAGTTATCCCAGAAGAGCTTGAAGTGCCGCGTCATGACTACAATTTGGTATTCCGTAGCATTACGTCTAATCAGGCTAACTACCTTTATAACGAGCTAGAGAATTTGTTGAAGCCAGCGGGAGTTATTTTCGAAATGAAGGAGATGTAATTTATGCCACAAATCATGAGTTCGTCTCAAATCAAGAGTTCGAACACGTCCAATACCATGTACTTCATTTATGGACAGGGTGGTGTTGGTAAGACGTCGCTGGTGCGAATGTATCCGGCAGAACGAAAGTTGGTCATCACATTTGATGCATCACACGAAGTCTTGGACGGTGCACCGGGTGTTGATGTCATGGTGCCAAGCATTCAAGAATTGGCACACATGAACGAATTGTTGCCAACGTGGTTGCAGGAAGCAGTCGGTATGGGTTACCAGTTCATTGTCTTGGATAACGTCTCAAACGTTGCCGAAACAATTCTTGATAACTTGAAAACGCAATTTAAAGATGGTCGTCAGGCATACGGTGAACTTCAAACGTGGTTCCGACAATTGGCTCAGTTTATGAATCAACAACCAATCGACTTTCTGGTTATAGCATGGGAAGAAGTCAAGGAAGAACAAATCGGACTTGAAACGGTTACCCGTTACTACCCAATGATGAACCAAAAGGCACGATCAATGTTTACTGGATTGTTCGATTTCGTTGGACGACTTCACGTCAACAGTGTTGGTGCACGAGTAATTACAACCGCACCGAACGAGTACACATTTTCAAAGAACCGCTTAAGCGGGAACGGCGAGTTCCCAGCTGAGCAATTATTCAATCAATCACAACAATAGGAGATTTTAATCATGGCATTTACTTTTGACCCAAACAAGCAAGCAGCATCATTCAGCACTATCGGTTTCGCCGGTAAGTACAACGTTGAAATCATTGGTGCTGAATACGGAACGGCAAAGAATACTGGTAACGAAAAGTTCACTCTTGAATACAAGGTGTTGGATGGCACTGAAATGGGTAACACGATTCCATTTGACACCTTCACGGATGACTCACGTGATACTGGCAAGAGGTATTATGCATTCCAACGTATCAATTCATTGTTGGCTGCGCTTGGTGTTCAAGCAGGATACACATTTGAATTGCGAAATGCATCTCAAATGGTTGGTATGAAGTTGTCAGTCACTGTTGATTGGCGTGAGAACACTTACAACGGTAAGACAACTTGGGTTACTGACGTAAAGTCTTACGGTCCATTGTTAGAGGGTGGCTCAGTGGTTAACACAGATAAGCCACGCCCAGCCAACCCTGATAACAATTCAGGAGCAGCCGGTGGATTTGGTGGTGGCACATCAGCCTTTGGCAACAATGGTGGCGGAACGTCTGCCTTCGGCGGTGGTACTGGTGCATTTGGCGCACCAACTCAACAACCAGCTGCAGGGACAAATGCCTTTGGTGGACAACCCGCAAATCAAGGCTTCGGTGGACAACCTGCAGATGGTGGATTTGGTGGTGGACAAGCAGAAATGCCAGCACCAACCGATAATGATCAACCACCAGCACCAGCTAACTTCGGTGCGCAAGCAACAAATAATGATGCATTTGGTGGCATGAGTGGTACGAGTGCATTCGGTAACGGTGGTGGGTTCCCACAAAACTAATAATCATGACAGTTTACGTGCAAGCTGAGGTTGTTTTGCCAATGACCCACGCTTCCGGAAATCAGATTGAGCACAACACCAAGACGAACGTTGTGTACCGAACGGGTGCATATCACAGCTATCAAAATTACTTGGTAGACGTGTTGCAGGAACTTGCTGATGAGATGCATTGGGAAGTTCCGAAGAAGATACCACTTCAGGTGAAGATGATGTTCATCTACGCGGTGCCAAAATCACTGGTAAATACCAAAGCCAAAATGGCTGAGTTTGAAGCTGGCATGCTTTATCCAACAACTCGTGCAACGAAAGACTTGGATAACTCAGCGAAGGCAGCAGGCGACGCTTTGCAAATGGCATTTGATTTTGATGATGCACAGTTTGTCTATGAGATTTTGGGTAAGCGGTATGGTCTGCAAAACGGCCTATACATTGAAATTTCTGACGCATTTTAGTTGTTACGTAGTACCGGTAAACGGCCGGACGGGTGAAAGGCCCGCTAGAAAGGTTGAAGCATGTACGCATTTAAAACTTCGGGTAATCGCGGTCAGTATGACGTCATTGACGAGTTCGACGTGATTGAGTTCTATAACTCGTTGCCGTTGCATCATGATCCGATACCTGATTTACAACAATTCAAAGATTATCAAGCGTGGTACTTCACACCCAGCAATTTGAAGCAGGGTTTAACACGCAGCAAGGAAAACATTAAAGACGTGCAAGCCATTGTGTTCGATTTAGATGATGTCCCAGATTGGAATGAATATTTGGGGGATGCACTGAAACTAGCAACCACTGGTGTTGAGTTTGCCACCTGGCAGACGCCATCAAGTATTGGTGAAGGAAAACACAACGGCGGTATGCGACTTTATTTTCCATTGGCAGTGCCGATTATCCCGGAATTGCTATCACAAGCAGTTGATGAGTTGGTGGTTGAATTGGCAAAGGTAGGTTTCAACCTATTAAACTACGGGGCCGACTTAATCACTTCACGAACGATTGCACGCCTTATGGGTTTGCCACTGCAACGGTACATGACATTCATTAATGTGAGTGATCATACCTGGAAGTACCAGGTGACCAGTCAGTACGAACCGCCAAGGCCAAAGAAGCAGTGGACACGACGAACAAATATGAAAACTTCACCTGAAGACTTTGTTCGAATGTATATCAAAAAGCATGATGTGCCACAACTTGTGCTGGGTGTGAATGTTCACAACATTTTGCAACAACTAATCGGCGCATTAGAACGCGCTGGCTTCACGGAAGATGAAGCAATGGAAGGATTAGAATTTTTGGCCGACACCACTGAAAACGGGTTGGTTGATATTCAAAAAGAAGTGGCGACAAGTAACGCCTACAAGGGGGGTAGCGGTGCAATTAGCAGATTATAACTTTAACGCCCGCAGGAATTACGCCTTTCACCTTGAAGTCGTCAATGGTATTTCATCAAAGCGAGCTGAAACGATTGCCAGTAACCGTGATTTGTTCATGGCGCTGGTAAACGGCTTGGACAAGATGGGGTACAACGAAGAATCAGTTAAAAAGTTGATGACTGTATCAGGTGTTAAGGAAGAAACAGCAAAGCGATACATTGACGAATACGCTAAGCAGCCATTCGCTGATGTTAACTGGCAAGTAAAAAAGCAACTGGACGAGTTTTCACAGACACACCCAGACGCGCAATTAACACAAAACAAAATCTACAAGATTGCCAAAGCAGTTGATGATTTGAGTAACCCTTGGATTGCATACCGAGCCGGTGCATTGACATACGACTTGGTAACACAAATCTACATTATGTTCACGAAGGACAGTGAAGAAAAGATTGGTCACACATTAGCGGTGTGGGATGCCGAGTATCAGATGAAACGGAATGAAGCGAATAATCTGATCACGATTAAGCAGAGTGATTTTGTTCTGAATGAACATGCGCTTGACGATTTCGGAGTGGTCACACCGTTTATGGACGGTTGGGCACGCACCGATACATTGCGAGCATACAAGATTGTTGAAGACACACTTCGAAACAATGCTGGTGTAAAGGTCAGCCCCAAAACAACTGAAGTTGATTTAGGCATGTTGTTCCCTGACCAGCTAGAAGCGGTTGAGAAGATTATCGAGCAGCCAATTTCATTCCTGACTGGATATGCCGGAACGGGTAAAACCTTTGTCATTAAAAAGGTGTTGGAGTCATTAGGTTACGGAACGCCACCAAACATTTTTGCAGACAAACCAAATTATGCGGTTGCAACTGCATTGGCTGGTAAGGCCGTAAAAAACTTTCGAGAGAGTGTTGAAGGTATCAGCATTCAAATGACGACGATCGCCGGAGTCAAAAATGTTAGCAAATATCGAGATTTATTTGCGGGTGCATCAACGATTGTTATTGATGAGTTCTCAATGGTCAGTTTGCAAGATTTGGCATTCCTATTCAAATTGAACCCGGAAGCCCGATACATTTTCATTGGTGATTCTAATCAATTGCCAGCTATTGGACTTGATGTGTTGAACCGATTGGAAGATGAGCAATTGCTTGTACCAATCAAGTTAACCATTCCGAAGCGACAAGGTGCTGACAGTGGTATTTTCTTAGACTCAATGGAAGTCATTGAAGGGCGGGTGCCACGGTTCGAGCACGACGATAGCCGAGTATTCTATAACACCGAAAATCACGAATGGATGATTGAAGAAATCATTGCGAACAATCCGAACGCGGATGTGTTCCTGACAACTTCAAACGGTGCAAAAGATATGATCAACCAAATTAAACACCAGGAAGTGCTTGAGCGAACAGATGAGCAACACTTATTGAATTTTGATGGTCGCCAGATTTTCGCACCAGGTGACAAGTTGATTGTTGGAAAGAACAATCCAGATACCGGTTTCATGAATGGTGACATTTTCACGATTGTTTATGAAGAAGGCGACTTCCGGTTGCGGGATGTTAATGGTAACAAAGCGCTGCTTGATGACCACGGCTGGTTACCTTTCAATGGGGAAACATTTGATTTTCAAAAGCACAAGACGGAATTTGGATTTGCCATTACGGTTCACAAATCCCAGGGATCAACGATTAAAAATGTAGTCAGCATCTTAGGCTATTCGCCACTGCAAAGCCGAAACATTTTGTACACGGCTATGACACGAGCGAAGGAATCGCATGTACTCTACATGCCAAGCGAGCGATTGCTTGAAGAGTATTTGTTGACTAAGGTTTCATATCAACAGATTGATATTGATCAGTTGGATTTGGAAGTGCTGGAGAACAACGAAGCAATCGAACGAGCCAACGGATTTAAGACACTGGCTTAATGTTACGGGAGTATGTCAAAACAGCATTACTATATAGCTATTTATAAGAATGCTGTTTTGAAACAGAAATGTAACATTCAGAAAGGGCGAAAATGACCGAATGGCGATACACAATGTACACTCCTTCGATAACTTTTGAAGAAAATGTCATTCTCAATAACCACAAGTCAGAGATGCCTAAAGATTATGTTGAAAGCGCAGCTACTAAAGCAAAAAGGCAAGTTGGAAAAGGCTCTAAGCACCGACAAACATATGAAAAAGCTTTGGAAGCTCTGGAAGATAAAGGATTTATCAATCGTTGGACGACGCCAAAAAGCTTTAAGCATTACTCAGTAATCACTGAGTTTGGCATGAATTTTCAGGAAGACTCACGCGGTTTGACGATTTGGGTATCAAACAATTGGAACGGATTGCCACCTAGATTTGGCGACACGCTGACATTTCTATTGTTGAGTGCCTGGCGCTATGACAAAAATCTTCGCAGCCAACAACTTGAAGTAATGACTAATGTGGATCATTTGTTTCGTCGTTTTGGTGGTCATTGGCCGAGAAGTGAAATTGAGAAGCGCATTAATTTCTTGCGTAAAAACGGTAATCTCAACGGCAGTATGTTGAGTGAACTGACATTCAGTCGAAAGTTAGAAGAAGGCTATATCAATAGCGAGATGAGGTAATAACTAATGAAGCAACAGCAACAAGCAATTGAATTTGATTTCAATGTGTTATCAGAAGGAGCGGTTGCAGAAACAATCGCACGTGAATTGAAGAAGATTGCAGAAAATCTTGTTGATCCAAACGTAAAGAACAGCACACGTAAGTTGAACGTGGCGGTTGGGTTTAAGTTGACTGATGATGCAAAGGCCGTGTCGGTCAGTGCACAAGTTAAGTCAACGCTGGCACCTGATGAAGACAAGGTGGATACGTTCCTAATTGGTCGTAATGGAATGGGTGACGTGGAGATGCGCCCGCTGCGTTCAAGCGCACCTGGTCAGTTGATGATTGACCCTGAGTCAGGGCAAATGCTGGACGACGACGGCGAACCATTGCCTGCATCAACCGGCAAGATTGAATACATTAAGAAGTAATTGGAGGACAAGGAAATGTCATTAGATTCAACGGCAATTGAAAAGATTGAAGAGTTAGCGCTTGGGGCGCAAGGAAATGTGCTTGTGGAGAAGGAGGGTTATCTATATTCAGTGACCGGTAGTGGAGCACGTCGTTTGGAGTACAACGATAACCCGGACCGCATTGAGTTGCACACGTTGCAAGGATTGGTTGATTTTATCAACGAAAATTACCCAGGGGTTCCGCTTGGTTTCATCCACGTTGTAAACGCACGATTGGTTGTTTTGTACGGTGCATTGGATAAGTTTGGTAATCGACCACAATTAGCAGTGGTAACACCATTCACTGATCCATTTGACTTTGGCAGCTACTACCAACAAGAACAGTTCCAAATTGGATTGCGTTCACAATTCGTACCAAACGAGCACCGCGACATTCTGATTAAGTTTGCTGGTGACCTGGTAGATAAGGACGAGCAAACGTATCAAGACGACGGTATTTCTCAAACGGCAACGGTTAAGACTGGCGTTGTATCACAAGGTGTAGCTGATGTGCCATCACCAGTGACGCTGAAGCCATACCGCACGTTTATTGAAGTTGACCAACCTGATAGTGAATTCATCTTCCGAGTTCAAAAAGGCGCACGTATGGCTTTGTATGAAGCAGACGGTGGCGCCTGGAAGAATGAAGCGATTAACCGTGTTAAGGCGTGGCTACAAGAGCAATTCAAGAACACTAAGGTAATCGGCTAGTTATTAAATAATATTGAACAAGTGAGTCAGTAATGACGGGATAGGGTGGGTATTAAGGAGAACAATGAGTAGGTACAAAGTAACTCAACAATTTATGGATGCGTTGACAAAGTGGCGGGATGATCATGGTCTTAAACCAACTACCAACGCCCCACGCTCGTATCTTGAATTGAACGATTTGAGGAAACTGCCAAGAGTTGTGGATAAGTGGCGACACAATAATTTCGAAAATCCGATTGAACGCAACAAACGATTAATCTCAATTATTCAATGGGTGAACGGTGATGATGTGTTTGAAGTTAAAAAGCCACATGAGTTTATCGTTCGAAGTACGAAGGCGGATGTAGATGGTGATTACCGATATCTTGCAATTCAAGATGGCGGTTGGGGCGTGATTGTTCCGAAATACGGTGTAACAGATGTCTTTCTAGCTGAGTGGTTTGCTACACGCGTGGATGCCGAAATTTGGACAACTAACGGATATGAAGTAGTTGAAATTGATGGAGGTGGCAATGAAGTCTGATGAAAAGTTTGATTTCGTAGTCTTTGGACCAACTTTTAATTTGAAGAACAACTTAACCGGCACAATTAATATGATTATTTACCAAAAGACGATTGATGAAGTTTCGGAAATGTTGGGCAAGCCCGCGATTGATAAAGAGCGTGGTTCTGGAATGGTGGTTCAAACGTTCATGTTGAAGTCTGACTATGAAGCTACCAATAAGCACGAAAAGAGGTGGTGATAAATGGGCAAGAAATTACCGAAGTATGTTGTGTTCAATAAGAACAACGGTGTGAAGTTTCATAAGCCGGTATCAGGTGGGGATGATTTGAAACTGCTGCAGGCGTATTACGGCGGGGATGCATATGAAATTGTGCAAGTTAAGTCGCTTGCAGAACGGGAAGAATGGTAGGTGATTAATTTGATCAGTCACACGGATAACGAGTTCTACAACATGAAGCCAACGCGATTACGGGATGCACGGTTAGCAGCACTAATTGCACAAAACACGGCATGGTCAAAGTTAGGTCTGTCTGGGTTACGCGATTTGCGGGCCTATGAGTGGGGCGTAGAAATGCCAGACGACGATATGTATCAGAAGATGAGCGAACTATATGGTAAGTCTGTTAAATACCTGAAGGGAGAGTTGGATGTCTGATTTTTTAAAGTTGTTAATGGGTAGCTTGTTAATTGGATTATTCTTTGCTCTAGCCGTTTGGTGGGTGTTTGAGATTTGGCAAATTCTGTTGAGCGATGCATTGTAAAGGGAAAGTGAATAAGATGGCTAAGATTAAGCTTTTAAAGACATCAAAGGGGACGTTTTTTTCACAAGACGGATACCTTTGGTTTAAGGTCAATACGAAGACAGCACATATTCTTCCATTTGAAACGAAGAAAGGTAGTCAAGTATCGGTAACAACGTTTCAGTACGTTGAGCAAGACGTATTTGATGACCAAATGAATAAGATTGGTACAAGGAAACTTTAGGGTGGTGAAGAATCATGACAGATGAACAAGTTGAATTGTTGGAGAAAATCACGGAGGCAATTGAAGCTCAACCTGCAAAGCCTGATTATCATGACTACGAATATGGAAAGTGCTCAAAGGATGATTACGTGGCTCAATATAATAAGTGGGCAGCGGTTGATAATTTTGTCACTGCAATTACTCAGTACGATTTGATGAAGAACGGAAGACTGTGATGAGTAAGGCTTGGTTGGCCCGTGTGTTTAAGTTAGATCGGTTTACTGATAGTTCTGGATTTGAACGAGCAAATACGAAGCTGATAAAGCACCGAACGTTTCACACGAAGGCAGAAGCATTGGTTTACAAGTTCACCATGGAGGAGCAACCGGACGTGAAGGTTGTGATTAAGCCAAATGAGTGACTGTAAACAAAAAACGCCAGACCTGGGTCCGACGCTGATTTGATAATTGGTAATTTCATTTTAGCATGGAGGACTGCGGTTTGGCTGATAAGGTTGATAAGTTGCTACGAAATTATTTTGCTGGAAAAATCGACAAGCAAATTAAAGCCCGTGAAATGTATCTTCAATTTCACCGAGAAGTTGATGAGAATATCGGTGGGGGCCGTGCACAAAACAAGTACAACAATGCTGTCGAAAGTCAGATGATCAAGTTAGAAACTGATTATGAACTGAATCAGTTGAACCACCAAAAGATGATAGTTGAATTTTGGCTCAGTGGGATTGATAAGACGTTGAGAGCAATGCTTGAAATGCATTATGGAAAACGCATGACTTGGGCGCAAATTTCAATGAAGCTTCATTACAGCGAAACAACGCTGCATCTTTGGAAAAACGAGTTCAAGAAATCAGTTGAGCATTACGTTGATTTATAAGTGGTTTAGTTTTACTTAATTTTTAATTTAGTAATAGCTTGTGTTTTGGCTTAAATTCCATGTAAAAATGATAGAGTAGAAAAATTGAAACAAAGCATGTGTGGCGGAATAGGTAGACGCATATTACTAGAGACCAGAAACGTAAGACACAAGGTTAGCTAGTGATAGACCGGCCTGTAGCTCAGTGCAAGAGCGCTTGCCTGATAAGCAAGAGGCGCTGGTTAAATTCCAGTCGGGTCCATATGGTTATGTTAGGTGCGAATCCTGACCACATGCATCACATAGCAAAAAATAAATTAAAGGATAATCTTCCTTGTATTTGTTTTAAACGACACTGCCAGTTGCTATGTCTGGTGTACATACACATTAACTATTAAGGATAAACTTTGATGGTTATTACCGTGCCAGGAGCTTGTATGTACTGCCTGGTGTTATGGAATATAAGCGAATGGAAAGCGAACTGCTTGCTAAGCAGTTGCCGGTAACACGGTTGCAGGTTCGAGTCCTGTATATTCCGTTGCGGGTTCTTTGTCCGATTGCGAATAAGCGATCGAATTCTAGATGACTAAGAGCCTGTTTAATACATATCAATAAACAGTATAGGAATATACTTTCACTTTTTGTTTTCGTACCGTGGCTCCAGATATGTGGGTGCACGGTTTTTGTTTTGGGTGTAAGCTATCTTTTCGGAGGTAGGTTATATGCGTAATTTTTTTAATCGGTTATTCAACCCGTCGGTAGCAGGGCAATTGTCATTTTTAATTGTTGGTTTGTTTTTCGGAATGGGAATGATGTCATTTTATATTGGTGCCATGTCAGATACCGGTTCGCTGGCTGATTGGCTTGGGGCTTTCGGTACATTAGCGGCCGTTATAATATCACTCTATTATTCAGTAGATGCGAAAAGGGTGTCATTTGATTATTCCGTTGATATTAAAATATCTAAATTGGATAGCAAATTTTTTAAATTTCCAGCCGAATTAGTTATTGATTTATATGGGTTTAACATGGGTAAGTCTAGTGATGCGATTAGGCAAATTGAGCTTATTTTAGAAGACCGAAATCGTGAGAATATTATCATTAACCTGCCTAAAAATAATATTGCTGAAATTAAGCCGGAGTCGTATGTGAAATGGCAAGGAAGTGAGAAAATTAATAGCCCTAAACTATATGGCTATTCCATAAATGAAAATAAGGCAATTAAGGTTATTTTGACTAGTTTTCGCGGGAAGGAATACAATGCGCGTGTGCGTCCGTCGGTTGAGATTAAACCAGCGTGGCGAATTCAAGAAGTCGAACCAGAAGGTGGGAACAAAAAGTTTTACAGTATTGCTTTTGACGGAAACGTTTTGACACTAAACGACGTAGATAATTCGTATGTGGTCGATAAAATACTAGAACATAATAAGTTGAAACGCGGTGAGACGCATCTAACTGATTGGTTAAAGTTAGATAAGGCAGATGCTATACTTCTTTTGGAAACACATAAGAAAGAGTTCAGAAATAAAGTAGAATAAATGAGCGTTTGTATACCATGAAAGGAGAACGGCATATGAGCTTGAATGAGCGACAGGAACGGTTTGTTGATGAATGGGTTAGAAATGGCGGAAACGGCGCACAGGCGGCACGTGAGGCTGGTTATAGCGCAAGGACAGCTAGAAGTATTGCACAACGTTTGTTGACAAATGTTGACGTGAAAGAAGCTATTCAAGCAAGACAAGCCGAACTCCGAGAACAGCGACGTATGACAACTGACAACGTGATCGAATTCTTTGAAAAGGTTGTTCAGGGTGAGATAGGTGAGCAGGAAGTGACGCCATCTGGAAAAGTTATTGAGGTGCCGACAAAGGTTAACAACCGGATTAAGGCTGCCGAAAACTTGGGTAAGGTACTTGGCATCTTCCAAGCCGAAAGCGTCGTAGAAGTTAAGCCAATCGTTGTGATGGGTGATTACACGGAGGATGAAGATGAGTAAGAATGAACAGTTGACGTTGGAGTTTCCGAAGCCGGCGCGAGTGTTCAACAAACAAGTCTTTGATTATCTGTACGATTACGACTCACGAGTTGATTTGTGGTACGGCGGTGCGTCGTCTGGTAAGTCTGCAGGTGTGGTTCAAAAAGTTATTTTAAAAGCGTTGGGTGATTGGAAAATTCCCCGGCGCTTTTTAATTTTGCGAAAAGTTGGTGCGACTGTTAAGGACTCAATCTTTGAAGATTTTATTTCACGGCTGACTGAGTGGGGCCTGATGCCATACGCAAAGGTTCGAAACACTGATTATCGAATTAAGTTGTCGAATGGTGCTGAGTTTATTTTCAAAGGGCTTGATAACCCAGAAAAGATTAAGTCAGTAAAGGGTATCAGCGACGTCATGATGGAAGAAGCCACTGAGTTCACGTTGGATGATTTCAATCAGCTTGATTTGCGTCTGCGTGAACGTAAGCATCCCCAGAAACAAATCTTCATTATGTTTAACCCGGTGTCTAAAGCGAATTGGGTGTATAAGCAATTCTTTGAGCGAACGGATCCGGACACGAAAATTCATTTATCGACGTACAAGGACAATAAGTTCTTGGATGACGCCAATCGACGACGTATTGAACAGTTGAGCGAAACCAACGGCGCATACTACAAGATTTACGCGCTGGGCGAGTTTGCGACGCTGGATAAGCTGATATTCCCAAAGTACGAGAAACGGCTTCTACGGGCTGACAGTGACGAATTAAAGGGTGTCCCGTCGTACTTCGGACTGGACTTTGGATATACCAATGACCCGACGGCTTTTGTACACATTAAGCTGGACGTTGAAAACAAGGTGCTATATATCCTGGAAGCAACCGGTAAAACGGGGATGCTGAATGGTGAGATAGCGCAGATGATTAAAGACTTAGGACACAGCAAAGAAACGATTATTGCTGATGCAGCCGAGCCAAAATCAATTGCTGAGATACGCAAAGCTGGTATTGACCGTATAACAAAGGCACGCAAAGGGCCTGACAGTATTAGACACGGTATTGAATACTTACAGCAATTCAAAATCGTTGTTGATGAGCGATTGTTTCAGGTGATTGAGGAGCTGGACAATTACACGTGGCAAAAAGATAAGAAGACAGGCGAGTACATTAACAAGCCTGTTGATAGTTTTAACCACTTTTTGGACGCGGTTCGTTACGCAGCCGACAAGCAGTCGCTTAAGAGTGTCGATTCATTTGAACAAAAGCTGAGAAAGGCACGCACGTACTTTGGATAGGAGCAGTTATGAGTATTGATTTTTTGAGAAAAGGCCGATTTAACCCTAATGCGAATGACGTATTCTTTATGAATGCTGATGATTATGCAATTATGGACCCAGCGGCCGAAGGATTTATTAACCAGTTAGATCATTTCATTAACCGGCATAAGTCGTCGCAGGTAAACCGGCTAAAAGCGTTGAAGCGTTACTATCTTGCTGACAATGATATTCGTTATAAGGAGCCAAAGTCGGATAAGACAGCAGCAGACAATCGTATTGCCAGTGATTTTGCACGATACATTACGATTTTTGAGCAGAGTTATATGCTGGGTAAGCCGGTGGTCTATAAGAACGCGTCAGATAAGACGTTGCAAGAAGAGATTGATGATTTTTCAAAGCAGAACAATGAGAGTTACCACAATGTGTTAATTAAGACCGACTTGTCAATTTACGGCCGGGCCTATGAGTTGCTATACGTTGACGGTGATGAGAATAACGTTCAAGTAAGGCTTGCCCGATTAAACCCGGAGCAAGTCTTTGTTGTATATGACGATACGGTGCAACGTAATTCGTTGTTTGCGGTTCGTTATTACCGCGTTCGATACGAAGAAGGCAAGTTCCGTGATTTTGTTGAAGTGTACACGAACGATAAGGTGTATTACTACCGCAATGACAATCAAGAAGCTGGAGGCATGAAGTTTGTTGAGGAAACAACTCACGAGTTCGACGGTGTGCCGGTTACTGAATATGCCAGCAACGAGGACAGGACAGGTGCTTATGAAGCTGTTCTGGATACAATCGACGCTTACGATTTGGCTCAATCAGAGCTGGCAAACACGCAGGAAGATTTCAATAATGCGCTATTGATGATTAAGGGAAATCCATTCACCGGTAGTGATGAAAACCCGGTAATTGTTGACGACAACGGTACTGAACGACCAAACCCAAACTTTATTGGTAATGTTGTTGCATCAATGAAGCAGGCTCGCTTGTTGATTATGGATGATAACCCAGATGAAAATGGAGCTGAACCTGGTGCTGAGTATCTGACAAAGACTTACGACTCAGCTGGTACCAAGGCGTACATTGACCGATTGGTTGGTGATATTCTGCGGTTTACATTTACACCAGATACCAGTGACCAGAACTTTTCGGGAGTTCAGTCTGGTGAAGCTATGAAGTATAAGCTGATGGCTGCCGACAATCGACGTGTGACACAAGAACGTTTGTTTGAACGTGGACTTATGCGACGTTTGCGCTTAGCGGTAAATGTTTGGCGTATCAAGGGTAATTCGAGCGTTAATTATGATGCAATCAATGACACGGAAATCTTATTCACGCCAAATATTCCACAGAACGTGAATGAATTGATTGCTAACGTTAAGAGCTTGTATGGCATTGTCAGTGATGAAACGTTACTTGAACTACTGAAGCAATTCACTGGTGTTGATGCGGACGAAGAATTGAAGCGATTGGAAAAGCAAAAGGCAGATAATCAGTTGATGTTCAACGGTCAAACCAATGATTATCCAAATCCTGATCAAGAAGGTGTAAGCGAAGATGGCAACGAGTAAAGATTACTGGACAAAACGCATGGACGGCATATTCGATAAGCTGGATAAGAAGGAAGTTAAACTCAATGATGAGTTGATGAAGTATTATCAGGATGCGCTGACCGATATTAACGATAAAATCTACAAGTTCTATGACCGATACGGCAAAGATAACAGGTTCGATTATGAAGAAGCCATTAAACAGGTCAGGGACACCGATTTAAACGACTATGTGAAGCGTGCGAATAATTACCGTAAAGGTCTGCAAAACGACGCAGAAGCGCTTAAGAGGCTTAATGCGCAATATGTTACGGCGAAGATTAACCGTCTTGAATTGTTGAAGCTTGAACTTGAATTCTCAATGATACAAGCAACGAATAGCCAGGAAGGCACGTTGACCGATTATCTATCTAATCAGAGTAAGTATGTTTATGGGGCTGCGGTCGCTGGACAAGCTATTTCAACATTGAATAATCGTGAAATCAAAGAGATATTGTCTAGCCAATGGAGTGGTGCTAATTACTCAACGCGCATATGGCGTAATGCTGATGTGATGGTCAATGCGTTGAAGGATGCGCTGGTTAAAGCAGCTATTCGTGGTGATAACCCGCGTGTTACTGCACGTGAATTATCAAAGAAGCTTGGGTCAGGACGTTATGTGACAGAGCGTTTGGTGCGAACTGAATCAACTTATGTTGCTAATCAAGCAATTTCACGTCGCTATAATGAGTCAGGATTTAAACAATACGAATTCGTAGCGGTGATGGATGATCGGACGTCTAATGTTTGCCGTGGATTGAACGGGACTGTACATAAATTGTCGGATTTTATATCTGGTGACAATGCACCGGCTATGCATCCAAACTGCCGTAGCCGTATTGTGCCAAGTGATGATGACTTGGCAATGTTTGATAAGTATTTGGACAAGACGTCTGACGAGTAATTTCGTTAGGCGTTTTTGTTTTGTCTGACTTTCCCAGCGCAGTCGTTAAAGAACGTTGTTTCGTCGCCGGACGTAAAACGAGTATAGCCGGCGGGCGTAAAACGTTAAGGAGTTGTAATGGCGGAAGTAGTTGAGGACCAAGAGCAAGTGACGGACGCGGCGGACAATGACGCTACACCTGAAACTGGCAACAGTGAGAAGACGTTCACACGAAGCGAACTATCTAAGATGATGGCAGCTGAAAAGGCTAAGTGGGAGAACGAGAAGCAAGCTGAAGTAGAAAATGCCAGGAATGAGGCAGAACGCTTAGCTAAGTTGAGTAAGGATGAGCGTTCTGCTGAGATGGCAAAGAAGCGAGAAAACGAATTGGCAGAGCGTGAACGCAAGGTACAACGTTCGGAATTGTTGATTGAAACGCGCGATCAATTAAATAATTCGGGATTGCCAGTTGAATTTGCTGAAATGGTTATGGCTGATGATGCTGAACAAATTCAAAACAACATCAAGGTGACCAAGACGGCCTTTGATGAAGCAGTTGAACATGAAGTGAACAAGCGATTGCTACAAAAGACGCCTAAGAATGGTGGTGCTGGTGGCACTTCAATGACTAAGGCCGATATTTTCGCAATCAAGGACACGAAGGAACGTCAACAAGCGATTGCAGAACACATTGACCTATTTGGTCGTAACTAAGATTGGAGAATTAAAACATGGCAGTAGAAAATAACTTAAATGTAGCAGCAGACTTGGGAGAAATTAAGTCAATTGATTTCTTGAACCGATTTGGTACGTCAATTAATGATTTGTTGACGTTGTTGGGTGTTACCCGAATGGAACCAATGACGTCAGACATGCAAATTAAGCTTTACGAGTGGGCCACAGACGTTGATACGGCTGCAACAGTTGGCGAAGGTGAGACGATTCCATTGTCAAAGGTCACTCGTAAGCTGGCCCGTACGGTGCAAGTTGGATGGATCAAGAAGCGTCGCGCGGTTTCAGAAGAAGCAATCGCACGTCATGGTGCCGACATTGCTATTGACCAAGCCGACACGAAGCTGATGCGTGAAATTCAATCAGGCATCAAGACTGATTTCGTAACGGCGTTGGGTGAAACAACGAACACGTTGACGGCAGGTGATTTGCAAGTCGCTTTGTCAAAGTCTTGGGGGAAGTTGCAAACTATTCCAGAATTTGAAGGTGCTCCATTGGTTTCATTCGTTAACCCAATGGACGTTGCAAACTTCTTGGCAGGTAAGCCGATTCAAGCTGACGCATCAAACGCTTACGGTATGACGTTGTTGCAAAACTTTATCGGAGCTGACAAGGTAATTTCATTGGGTTCAATTCCAGAAGGAAAGGTATTCACGACGGCCGTTGATAACATTGTTTTGGCTTACTTGGACATGCAAAAGTCTGATTTGAGCCAATACTTCGTTGATTACACTGACGAAACTGGTTTGTTGGCTGTTGTATCAAGCAAGAACACATCAAACTTGACGCTTGAAGCAACATTTACTGGTGCTATGAAGTTGTTCGTTGAAATTCCTGATGGTGTGGTTGCTGCAACGTTGAATGTGGGGACAACAGATACAACTAACGACCAATCATTGTAAAGGGGTGGTTTTAGATGAAGCAAATTAAGTTAGTACAAGCGTTTAACGACTTGGAAACTGGATTGCATTACAACGCTGGTGACATGTACCCACGATACTTGGAGCCAACGCCTGAACGTGTTGCTTTTTTGCGTGAACACGGAGTATTTGAGGAAGTTGACGAAGGTACTGGAGAAACTTTTGAAAAGCCAACTGATAAGAATACAGTTGATGAAATCAAAGGTTATTTGGATCAAGTAGGAATTGAATACGACAACGCGGCTAAGAAGGCTGATTTGTTGGCTTTGATTACCGATTAGGAGGTGTCACGTGGCTGAAGATACTTTGAGTAAGGTTAAGTTATTGCTTGGTATCAAGGACGAGCTACAAGATGAGTTGCTGACGTTGCTTGTTTCGGACAGCCAGGAACGTCTTGTTAGTTATATCAACCAAGACAGTGACACCGATATTAAGTTTCCAACAGGTATTGATTGGGTACTGCGAGAAATCACGGTACGCCGATACAACCGTATCGGGGATGAAGGTAAGACGTCATCTAACGAAAGTGATGTGTCCGTGTCATGGCGTGATGATGATATTGCAGATTACGCAACGTACTTGAATAAGTACCGTAAGAAGCGTGGTGGTCGGGGCATTGCGAGGTTCTATTGATGAGATATGAAAACCGAGTGAAGTTGACAATCAGGACGCCTTCAAGTGACCCTGACAATGAATACGAAGAAGAAACAACCGATTGGATTGAAGCGCACGTTACTGGTGTTTCGTCACAGATGAACATCAATGTATTTGGTTCTTACAAATCAGACGCAGTGGCTATTCATTTAAAAGGGCATTATTTTGGCGTACAGAACGTTTTAATCAATGGGGTTACTAGGAAGCCACAGGTGGTTATTAACGTGCGTCAGAATACTGTGATGGTTGTGCAGGGGGTGTAACCATGGGACGCAACGGTGTAACGATTAACTTTAGTGGTTTGGATAGCTTGGTTAAGGGGTTCGAACGGCAACCTGCAGTTGTTAAGGCTGAAGCAACACGTATTATCAATACAGTTGCTGCCAAAGTCGAAAAGACTGCCGCTGAAAAAGCGCCTGAAGATACGGGGTATCTCTTACAACACATTATGGCTGAACCGAAGGGCGCGCTTAATGCACAGGTTATTTCAACTGCTCGTTATTCGATATACCAGGAAATGGGTACACGCAAAATGGCAGCACACCCTTTTATGGGACCTGCGATAAAAGCGCATGAGAAAGATTTGTACACAATGCTATCAAACTTGTTAAAGGAGGGACTACGTTGACGTATTCACCATTTGTTGAACTATTGAAGGATTTGGAAAAGCGAGTAACTGACCAGGTTAACGTGCCAGTGTTCCGTGTATTACCAGACCCAGAACAACTGGAACCATTTGTTGTTTTAAGTGATCACACTGATAACGATTTGGCAGTAAGAACGGGATTGGCGGCCAGTGATACGACGCTATCAGTTCACGTTTTCTACCCTGCCAATAGTCGTATCAAGTTTGAAAATGCACTGTACAAGTTGCGTGGCGTCATTGCACAGTCAAACCGTGTAATTAACGTCAGCACCAGTCAGACGGTGTTTGATAATTCAATCGGACGTGATGTTTATCATGCTGTAATCAGTGTGAGAGCAATTATTTAGGAGGAGATATGGCAGACTTTATTGATAACGGTGTGGAGCAAACAAAGGGTAACCCAATCCTTGCCAAGATGATTTGGTACTTTTTGCAAGCTACTAACGCACCAGTAGGAAGCAAGGCAGTATTGCCTGCAGCACAAACTAGCGGAACGTTGACAATTGGTGGTGACTCAATCGACGAGCAAACAAAGTTCGGACGAGTTGTTTTGGCATCAACCAACGAAGATTCCGTTGATTTGGAGTCATACGTTGTGCCTGGTGATAAGGCAATCGATATTATTAAGGACGCGAAGCACGACGGCAAGCAAGTTAAAGTATGGCGTGTTGTTGTTGATGATCGTGTTGCTGAGACAGAGACTGATGCAGATGGCACAGCACACAAGGTATTCCCGGCTGATTTCGGTTACGGAGTGGTTGATCAGTTGGAGTTGGACGATGGAGACGACATGGTTTCGGCATCATACACGTTGAATATCTTGGACAAGTTGAAGTCTGGTACATTCCCACTTACTGACGAGCAAATCTCAGCGTTAAAGGACATGTACGAGTTTGAACGCCCAGGAGAAACAACAGGTGACTTCGGACCAGAAACGGATGATAAGACAGACACACCATCACTTTAATTTTTCAGGGTTCCTCAGATTTTGGGGAGCCTTTTTATTATGTCCGAAAGGGCGCCAAAAATATTTTAACTAAGAGGTAAGACAACATGGCTATTGAATTGAACATTAAGGGTAAGCAAGTAACAGGAAAGTTTAACTTTGGGGCTTTTTACAAGGCAAACAAGTTGCTATCAAACGAACAAAACAATGACGGAGCGGTAAATCTGTTTTATGGAATTGTGACTGGTGACTTAATGATGTTGCCGTCTGCAATTACAATCTTGGCACCAACTAATGCGAAGTTGACTGACGAACAGTTGAGTGACGCTGTTGATGCAATGACTGCTGCACACGGGGGTGATCTTGACGCTGTGTTTGATGCGATTAAGGAGGAGTTGCAAGACTCAGGTTTTTTCGCGAAGGCGGTCAAGAACCAAATCAAGTCAATGGAAATGATTCAGGAAGCGTTGATGGCAAAGGAGGATACAACGGAAGTCCAAAAGAAGGCGTTCGAAGAGATGTTGAGCACATTGAAAGAAAACGTTTAATTGTCGAAGCTTCACGCCAAGGTATTACTGATATTCCTTACATTTTTTCGTTATATAAATGGGAGCTTGAGGCACTTTTTGAAGGAATTGCAATGGCAAAGATTGATAGGCAAGAAGAACAAGCGGTACAGCTATTCAATCAGCGCTACGTTGACAATGCGAAGAAGCCCAAGATGAAGAAAATATTCGACCGCGTGAAGTTAGAACGCAACGTTAAGAATATTTTTGAGCCTGGACAGGACAAGAGAAAGTCTGAGCGACGCCGATTGTATGAACGGGTGCGTAAAGCATTTTCATAAGGAAGGGAGGAATTGAATGTATAACGGTGGAGAAGTTATTGCACACATTGGTGCTGATATTAGCGAATACACTAATGCCATGAAGCAAATTGGTAAAGATACCGTTAGCAACATGGGTGGTGCGCAAAAAGTTGCATCAACTGTTGGTAAAACAATGATTGGTGTGGGTGCTGCTACAACTTTGATGGGAACAAAGTCACTGAAAAGCTTTGGTGAATTTAATCAAAGTTTGAACTCTGCCGCAGTTATCGCTGGTGGTACGTCAAAAGATATTGATGGATTGGCTGACGTCGCGAACCGAATGGGTGCTGATTTGCCACTGAGTGCGCAAGACTCTGCTGATGCCATGGTCGCTATGGCACGAGATGGTGCGTCAATCAGCGACATTAAGAAAGAGTTCCCGTCAATCGCACAAGCTGCGACTGCTGCGGGTTCTGATTTGCAACAGACAGCCGGTGTTGTACAAAACGCCATGAATATCTGGGGTAAGTCGATTGGGTCGCCACAGCAAGCAGCTGCAACGTTGGTGACAACTGCCAATTTGTCTAATGCTTCAGTTGAAGATATGCAACACGCTTTAGCAACAATTGGAGCAACTGCTAATTTGGCTGGTATGTCTATGCAAGATACGTCTAGTGCAATTGGTTTGCTGACAAATCAGGGGTTCAGTGCAGCTGACGCTTCACAAGATTTGAACCACGCTATTCTGCAGATGATGGCGCCTTCTGACAAGGCAAGTGGGTTGATGGAAGATTTGGGGTTGAGTTTTAAGGATTCCCACGGAAACATGAAACCGTTCAAGCAGATTGCCCTTGAAGTTGCAAAGGCCACTGACGGAATGGGAAAGGCTGATAAGGCTGCGGCGCTTAAGACTATTTTCCACTCAGCCGGTATGAAGGCTATGGTGCCTATCATGAAGGCCGTGGAAGATAAAACTGGCGACACCAAGACAAGTTGGGATGCGTTCACCGGTGCTGTTAACAAGTCTACGAGCTCTCAAAAAGTCGCCTCGAAGGTTTTGGAAGAGCAAGCCAACGAAATGCAAAAGAACGTTGGAGCCAAGATTGAACAACTTGGTGGTAATTGGGAGTCGCTATCGAATAAGGCAATGGCATCCAAGAGTGGTGTCTCAAGTACCTTGCTAGACTGGACAAACAACACGTTGAATTGGGCACAATCAAGTGATTCGGGTTTTGCTAAAGTGACACGTGACTTTATCGGTCTTGCACCTGTAATCGGGCCAGCGACAACTGCAGTTGGTGGTTTCTTGGCAAGCGCTGGGAAGATTACTGGCACAGTGTCGGCCGCTGGTAAGGGGCTGTGGAATGCTGGAAAAGCAACTAGTGAATTCTTAGGGAAGGTTTCTGATGCAGGTGGTTTCGTAAGCTGGATTAAGAACACAAAGTTGTTCACGTTGGCTAACAAAGCAAATACTACTGCCACAGTTGCAGAAACAACAGCACAAAAAGGACTCAATACTGCTGTGAAGGCAAATCCAATGGGAATCATTATAACTGCGATAGCTTTGGTTGTTGCGGCATTAGTGGCTTGGTTGACACAAACTAAAAGTGGACAGGCCGCTTGGAAAAACTTTACGTCGTGGCTGTCCGATACATGGTCGGGCATGGTAACGTTCTTCCAAGGTGTTTGGAATTCAATCACCACTCTGTTTAGTTCAGCAATGGATGGTATTAAGTCTGGTTGGCACGCAACGGTAATGTTCTTCAGCAATTTGTGGAGTGGAATTGTAAACGTCTTCACGACGATTTGGAGCACTATCCAAACGGGCTGGCAAAACTTCACATCAATTGTGAGCGGTCTATGGCAATCTGCTGTGGGCGTGTTCAGCACAGTTTGGTCAGCAATTACAACGTTCATGCAACCGATTATCGACACAATCGTCGGACTTTGGAACAACTTCACAACTACGATTTCGGGTATCTGGAACGGGATCATCAAGATTGCGTCTGGTATCTGGGGATTGATTAAGGCAGCAGTCATGGGTCCTATTCTGTTGTTGCTTGATGCAATGACGGGTAATTGGAACCAAATGAAGGGAGACGCTGTAATGATTTGGAACAGCGTTGTTGATAGCGTCAAAAGCATTGTTAGTGGTTTGGCGCAAGCAATTTCAAGCTACGTCACTGGTATCTCAAACTTTGTTTCAACGATTTGGAATGCAATTGCCAGTGTTACGTCTAAGGTTTGGAATGCAGTCAAGGACGCTGTCGTTGGATTTGTTTCTGGTATTTGGCAAGATATTCAAAATATCTGGTCAGCTATCCCAGGATGGATTGATGGACTTTGGAATAACGTGAAGAACGGTGTATCCAACGCATGGAATTCTATGTGGCAGGCTATTGTAAGTTTTGCTAAAGGTATCATCAATGATATTCAAAACATTTGGAGCTCAATTCCAGATTGGATTTCTGGATTATGGAACAACGTAAAGGATGCCGTTGTAGGTGCATGGAACGGAATTTGGCAAGGAGCTGGAAACTTTGCGAATGGTGTTGTGAACGATATTAGTAAGGCGTGGAATGGATTAGATAATTGGATTGGCGGTTTATGGAATGGCGTAAAGAATGCAATTTATGCAGCAATGAACATTAATTTGTACGACGCCGGTAGGGCAATCATGATCAGCTTCTGGAATGGCCTTGTTTCACTTTGGAACAAAGTACAGAAGTTCGTTGGTAACATTGCGCAATGGATCCGTGACCATAAGGGACCAATCAGTTATGACCGCAAGTTGCTTATTCCAGCTGGTAAAGCAATTATGACAGGATTTAACGACTCGTTGAACGATACGTTTGGGGATGTTAAAAAGTCCGTGTCAGGATACGCAGGACAAGTAGCTGACGCATTTGGCAGTGTTGATTTGTCTAACGTGCAGTCTCAATTGCAGGGTGTACACCAAATGATGAAAGACCAACTAAGCGCAAATGCTAACGTTACTGCTAGCACACAACTTGCTGGAGCTAACGGTATGACGTTCGGTGCTGAACTTGATGATGATGTCTGGAATGCACCTAGTGCAGTAGTTGAAATTGAAGTCCATCAAGAGTGGGACGGTAACAAGGTGCGTACATACTTGGCTAATAAGGACGCACGTAACGAAGCAAAGGTTAAGTTGATTAATAAGCGTTAGGAGTGCTCAATGGATTTATTAATTAAAAAAGGTGATGTGCCACAACGTTTATCGGAACTTGGCGTGATTGTGACTGATATTTCGCGTGGAACACCTAGTCTAGACATTCAGACACAGAGCGTTGCTTTTAAAAACGGTAAAAAGTTTCAAAATGCTACGCACAGCGAGAAGGCAATCACAGTGACTGGTTATTACTATGCGGCCGGCATTGAATCTGACTTAGGAATGCAAGATAAGTTGAATGGTGTGTTCGGTAGTCTTGAACCGTACTTCATTGCAGAGATGATTGATAAACGTAAGGATATGTATGGTTATGAACGGCCGGGCGAAAATAAAAATCCGATTATGCAACAGTTGAGTAATGACGGCGTACAAGACCAAATGGTGACATACGTTGATTACAACCATTCTGCATACAAATACGGGTTTATCGTTTTGTTATCTGATGTAATTGACTATGAGGCACAAGGAAAAGTAGGCGATAGGATTCTAACGAAGGTTACGTTGAGTTTTGTTACAACAGGTGTACCATACGGTATTACAGAGCCAGTTGATATTGATTTAACGGGTCAAACGTCTATTCCTTACGCTGGAACGACAGGTGTTTCGCAGTTTGATTGGCCGTTTTACTTCGAGTTAACAGCGAGTGAAACCCAGGGTTATACGTTTGATTTCACGGTTGGTAAGCAAAAGTTCACCTACAACGCTAAGGGAAAGGTGACGATTAAGCAGGGGGACGTGTTCTTATTGAACGGCATTTCTTTCAAACTTAATCAAGCGAATATTAACGATCAAACAAATATCCAGGAATTTGAGTTGCTACCATCCGACACGTTGCAAGTGCCGTTTCAGACAACGTTTAAGGGCGACGTCATCATCAAAAACAAAGTTGATTTTTATATCTAAGGAGGTTTTATGCTTAAGTTTAGAGACCCTCAGTCGAATATTCAGTTAGCTGAAGCAGAGTTGACGTATAAAGAAGCGGTTAATGGTGAGAAGTCACTGACTGGAACTATCTACAGTAATGACGAAGTGTTGCATCAAATGGAACGTGGCTGGTCAGTAATGTTCAATGGTGATTGGTACTATATCACTTACGTTGCGCCAACTGACGGTGGTAACTCAATTACGGTTGAGTTTGACGCAGTACACGAGTTCTTTTTCAAGATGAGTAAGTCGGTTGCTTACGGCACTCTCAAAGATGGTTCACACACGGCTAAAGAATACTTAGATTTTGTATTCAATGGTTCAGGGTATTCATACACGTTGTTGTCACAAGTTGATGCTTGGGAGAAACAAAGCTTCGGTGATAAGAACAGGCTGGCGCTGTTTAATGACTTGATAAGCGACATGGAAATGGAGTTTTCAATTGCTGATTCTGGTCGCATTATGATTACGTCAGAAATAGGGCAGGATTTATCAACAATCGTGCGAAAAGGGTTCAATTTGCAAGAGTTGAATTTGGAGTACAATGTTTCTGATTTCGTCACCTATGCCAAAGGGTTTGGTGCTTTGATTGATAAAGATGATGAGAGTAAGGGGCGTTATGAAGCCGAGTATACAAGCCCGCTTGCGTCGGTTTACGGCAAACTTGAAGCCGATCCAATTACTGACGAACGTTATACCAAGACGGCATCATTGCAGGCTGCACTCAAAAAAGCAGTAGATAGTTCCTACTCAATTTCGGTTGGTATTTCGTTAGAAGAGTTGCAGAATGCCGGATACGATTACGAATCACCGGTACCAGGTGATTATATTCTGGCAGTTGATGAGCAATTGGATTTCAACCAGCGTATTCGTATTATCAGCGTTGAAGAACAGTACAACATCTATAGTGAACGTATTAGTTCAAGCGTAGAAGCTGGGTCTCTTAGTGCAACAAAACAAAAGTTAGATGGTTCTGAGTCGAATTCAGTTGTTTTAGCGTTAAGTCACGCTACTGAACTGGCCGATAACGCGGTCAAGACTGCCAACGGTAAGAACACTAGTTACTCTGGTCCAAACCAGCCACAGAACCCAAGAGAAGGGGATATGTGGTGGTATGACAATGGATCTGGTACGTCATTCATGAAGCAGTATACCAATGGTGAGTGGGTGATATTGGTCGATAGTAACACGAAGCAGAATATCGAAAAAGCTGTTGATGGTGCGATTGAGACCTCTAATACTTACACCGATGAACTAAACGAAAAGCAGGTTGAATTGACCAATGAACTAAATGATAAAGTCACCAACGGAGAAGCAGTATTAAAGCAAGAAATTGCCGATAGAGAGACCGGAGACAGTGTTACACTGCAAGCTGGGAAGGACTTTACAACAAGTCAAATCACCAGTTATGACACAGGAATGCAAAGCCGACTTTCACAAGTTAGCGATGGAATAATGGCACAAGTTTCGGCAACTAACTTGATTGTTGACTCTTCATTTGTAAACGCACTTGTCAATTGGACGGTATCGGGCGACGTTGCTTGGAAGATTGATACAGGAAATATGCACGAAGGTGTGCGAGTTGCGAAGTTTGATAACGGCGACACTGTGTTCGATAGGAAAACAGCCACTTTAACAAGCATTCCAATTTACACGATGAATCTAGGCGGCACACAGTTCTACGCTAGTTTTGATTTGTACGCAAAGTCTTTTGGAACAAGCGCTTATTTCAAGGCTGAAATTGTCCAAAAAAATAGTTCTGGAACAACGACAAAAACAACTGCCATTGGTGGATCGTTTGACACGGCCATGTCTGATTGGACCAACTATACTGCTAACATCACTCTTGACCCAGCAACAACACAGCTTTATTGGCAATTTACACAATACGGTGGCGGAGTGATTTATGTATCAAGGCCTTATCTTGGTTCGGTACAATTACAAAAAAATGCGTATATTGCTGGTGCAAGCACTGACAATTCTTCAACGCTTAAATTATTCAACAATTTTTTCGCATTCGGTATTCAAGCCAATACCGGTGCTTTGATTGCAGGTATTAACGGAGATTCATCTGGATTAAACATCGTAGGTGAGAAAATCACGATTACTGGTGATACCACCTTTATTGGTAAGAACTTCATGGACGGCGCACTGATTAAGAACGCCTCAATTGGGGAAGCACAAATTGCAGACGTTTCAATCACCAACGCTAAAATTGCCAGCCTTGATGTGAACAAGATCTCTGGTAACGTGTCGAACTTTATTCAATCCAATTGGAACGGTAAGTATGGTTCTACCACGATCGACGCAAACGGAATGAAGGTTGATACAAATGGGGTTAACACACAGTTTGGCAGTTCCGGAATGAAGCTAACAATGGCCGGCGAGTCCGTTGGCGGTATTGGAGTTCAAGGTTTGACAGGAAAGCCTAATACTTACCAAGGTTTGACGTTCTGGCTTGATGGGAACGCTGAGTATATGGCTTGGGGAGCACGTAATAGCGGAGATACATCGATGAATCCGGTTATACAGATGTCTTGGTATCGAAGTAATTCTGCGCCAACGGGAGCATATGCCGGTTTTAACTTTGACGATGATGTTTATTTTGGCAAAAATATTAACGTACAAGGCACCTCAAAAGCCACGCTACTTTTTGGAACGCAAAGTTTTAACGGTAATAATTATCCATACTTTGGTCATAGCGGTATGCAGTCTGGATTATCCTACGGGTCCGCTTATACATACCTAATATCAGGTACGAATTTTTACAATCTAACACGTGTAATCAAGGGACTTGATGGTTTAGGTGACGTTAAAATACCATCAGTTATCAACTCAGACGGAACAGTAGCGAAGTGGTTTAACGTCACTTTATAAGATAGGAGAACAAACATGGAACAATCACAACAACAAACTTTGCAAAATCTTGGGTTCGAAATCGCCAACAAGGCAATTGAAATCGCACAACTTCGGGCACAATTGAGCGCTGTGCAATCAGAGAACGAACAATTGAAGTCACGCATTGACGAGCTTGGCAACAAGGAGGATAAGTAATGGCACAAATTGATAAGACAACGCAATTCAATCAACAGTTATCCATTACAGCAGAAGACGGTGGCACAGTAAACTACGCAACCTTAAGTGGTTCGATTGACCAATACGGTGTACCATCAATGAGCTACTACATCAACGATGGTGTCATTTATCGTGAACATTTATCTGATTTCCGGACAGCTTGGTCA